AGTAGTCAGCCAACAATCTCGAAACTTACGAGGGGCTTCCAGGCTCATCTTACCACCAAAGGCCGGGTCGAACGTTCCTGTTTTAGTCATCTCCATCTTGCCATTGACAAGCTGGCGCTTGGTCTCCTCGTCCAAGCCGATCGTTACAATGACGTTGACGGGCCGAACGCTGGGCAAGAACGCCAGGTTTTGAAATAGCTCGTCCATCTTCGCTGCGACGAGACCCCAACCTAGGAAGACGTTAGGGCGGCCATCCGCCGTGAGGAACTCGTCCATATGGTATTTGCCCTGTGTGTGTAAGGTCCAGTTTACGCAATGATCTCGCACGAAGTCCATACCTTCAACGATAATTGTTTGTGGCAATGGCCACACTTCACCACCCATTCCGAAGGTCTGATTACCGGCATGAAGTGCAGTTTTGAGGACTTCGATATCCTTGATGATTTGATCGAAGATATTGCGCGGTGGTTTTTCTTTGTCATTGGTTAAATCCTTAGCTGGTGGTGGGTAAAACTTGCCGAAACTTAGATTCGGATCATATTGCCACAGCCACCGATAAGCACATTCTTTCTTGCAATGTTCACAAACGGTTTCCCCGCTACGCATTGCGGAACATGCGCTACATACCTTAGGAGGCATCGCTATCACAGGCTTATCTATGCAAAGGATCGCATGGGGCTGCGGCGACTGGATGGCAAACTCCGATTTGCCGGTGCCAGCTCCGCCCATGAGGCAGACTAGCTCGCCGAGTGGTTGGTCTTGACAGTCTTTAGCCGTTGGCATGGGAAACCCCCTTCGGTTCAAATCCAAAATTGCAGGCCACTAGATGATGGCACGGTTTACCAAAGGCGTAGCAGGCTTGATCGTTCTTTGGCCAAGGTGTGCCAATCAAAGCATTGACGGTACGCCACTGGTCTATCTCCCCAATCTCGACGTTAGTTTCTCGCTTCCATTCTTCTGCTAGTGTCGGGTTTACGTTATGTTCCAGGTAGACGGGGCCAATTAGGGTCCCATCTTTCTTGCCAACCAGAAACACGATTTGGCCGAACGCTTGCGCCCCGGCGAGGATGGATTGTCCCAAGCATTGATCATCAAATTGTGACAGCTCTGCCTTGGCGAAGAACGTGTCGCCAGCCCGGCTCTGGTTGAAGGTCTTAAGCTTGATATCCCAGGTGACGCGCTCGGTACCAGTAGCAGGCCAACCAAGATATGCCATACGTCCGGTTTTAACACGCTCTGTCACAAAATCCGGCCTGCTCGAATAGCGAAGTCCGTCCGAGAAGTCTTTGTAGAAATTTTGCTCAATCTCTACCACATTGCCTTGTACCGGGTTTGCCTTATAGGCGACAAGAATGCGTTTAGCTAGGTCTAGGTTGAAAACAGGGTCTTTGTAGGAGTCGTCACCGCCGAATTCAGCGAGGAAGTTGGGCCATACTGTATTCCAGAAGTTAATATCATCGGTAGATCGCCCATCTTGTTCGTAGTGTTCGATAGGATTCTGGCACAACCACGTTCCAGCCGCCATATTAGGCGTCGTTGGTTTGCGCTTGCCGAGCATATAACGATTGTAATAACGGCGCTTGCAAAGCTTCCAAAGTGCTAACTGCGTGTGTGAATACGTCCAAGTTTCAGTTCCATGTTCCATGTTTTCTACTCCTACCATGCGACAAGTTGCAAGTCAAGTGGTTTGCAAAAGTTTTTTTCTGTGATATTGTAGTGGTATGGATCAAATCAAACTGGCTGATATTCTGACTAACGAAGACCCTGATCCGGCTTACATTGTAGATGGTTTGATCTATCAAGGTCAAATGATAATCGTAGCCGGCGAACCCGGTGTGGGTAAGTCTTTCCTTCAATACACGTTGGCTATGAGCATTGCGGCTCGACTTAATTTTCTTAGCTTGCCAACCAAAGCCATGAAGGTTCTCTATTTCGATGAGGAGAATGCCCGTCCAGATCTTCAGCAATATCTCCGCCAAATATGGCGTGGTTTGGGACAACCATCTATCCCAGAGTTGGAACAAAGTTTGTTCATCGAGCATTTCGCCTTGTCTGCCCAGGGCGCCAATCGTTTCCAGTACATGGCAGAAGTGGCCAGCCGTATACAACCAGGGTTGATCATTATCGATACGGTCACGCCGATCTGCGCTATTAAAGACGAGAATGACAACGCCGAAGCTAGTAAAGCCATGCGTGCGTTGCGCCGTGTCAAGGAGGTGGCAGGAGCAAATACCGCTATGATCCTCTTGAAGCATAGCCTGTTGAGCCATGACCCTAACAATCGGCAGACAATTCGAGGTGCTAAAGACTGGCTCGGTTCTTGCGATTCTGTCTGGTATCATAAATTAAATCCCGGTAAACCACGGATTGACGGTCTACGTAATTGTAGAATTTTCCCCGATAAAGTGCGCGCTTATGGTCTTCGCAACGAATTGCATATAGTGCCCCGTTGGATCGGTTCCGGTACTCAAAAAGGTGTTGTTTTAAACCCCCGGCCATAAATAACGGGCCTTTAAGCTAAGCGTTTGATTTAATTGCATATAGTGTATAATATTATATTCCCCCTCTTATAGAGAGAGGAGGGGAATTAGCTCCTCGATAGACGCGCAAGGTTGGACTTCAATTCTTGCGATTCGGTGATCATTGCATCCAGCCAGTCTATACCGCTATTAGGGATGCACAGTTGAATTGCGGCGTAGGCGCGCAAAGACATACCATCCTGCAAGCCGTAACAACAGAAATGGACGCAATTAGGGTCGTGTTCGTGTTTGGGAAACGCTGGTCCACCGTCTACTATTATATTCATGGTCTGTTCCTCACTTGAACTCTTTCTTAAACATAGATTGGAGCCGATCAAACGTAAACTGTTGGTAGTGTATAGCCTCGGCCCTGTCAGCTGCGCAATGTGGGCAGTCCTCCACGCATTCGCCAGCCTCATGCTGTGTTCGCTCGTACTCGGCGAACTGATTAGCGATATCATCTAGTTGGTCGTTCGAGCCGATGCCCGGCTTGCTGCGTACGCAATCGACTGGCACCAGACCACGCGGGTTATAGGTTTTGATTAGCTTTTCCATCGCATTCCCTCCATTCGTAGCGTTTGCCGCAGCGCAGACACTCATACAGGGTCCACGTTGTGATAGATTTTAGTACTCGAAGTAGTCCGTTACAAGTGCATCGCATGGGTCACCTACCGCCCTATTTATAGAGCACAATAATCGTAAGTAAAATTACAACAATAACTTCAAACATCGCTACACCCTCCTTCATCAATCGTTATACCAATATCGTCAAATCGAAGTACGTCCTGGAACAAGCGAACGAATTGTGCCAAGTCGGTTATTTCTTTCAACGCCTTGTATGTAATAAATGCAGTCATGTTTATTGCTCCTATTAATTCATGCGCAAGTCGTTGATTTGTCATGTTTACTCCTCCTTATGTGGTGGTGTTAGTACATGTTTATCACAATCCTGCACCAGATCGGTTGCGGTTTCGTAGATATCGACAAGTCGCCGTGGAACATACTCCCACATAGCAATACGCACGGCTAGGCAATACAAACGCCATATTTTCTCTTCGGTGATTTTCGTCAAGTCTATCTCTTGTTTCATGATTTCCTCTCATCTAACTCGGGCCAGTCGATTACGTGCCAGCACTGGGCGCATATGCCACCGCTGTAGGCTGCAAGCACGCTAGGCTCTAGCCCCCCGCAGCGGCGACATTGGTCCGGTGGTGGTAGTTTACTAGTTAATAGCTGCCACATTAAGAAGCCTTCCGTTAACCAGCATCAACGTCCCATCCTTGTTCGGTTAGGTTGTCGTTAATAATAGTGTTTAGCGTGCCAAGGTCCAGTCGCGTGCCAAGGTCGCCGTTGAGCATTTCATTCAAGGCAGTACCAATATGATACCATGCGTCTGCTAGCACGTAATCCTCGCCTATAGACGAGCCGAATCCAACCTCATACCATTTAGCGTAATCAAGCCAGCCTTGTAACATTGTTAGAAATGGTCTTTCTACGTCTGCGCGTGGTGAACGCACGGCTATACGATGCCTGGCTTTCCAGTCTCCAAGGTTTCCTCGACAGTCTGGGATATAGCTCAAGTCTCTCATATGTCTGCATCCTCACTTTCGATAAATTCGTTGGCGTGTATCATGTCGGCTACGTCATCCTCCGACATGAACTTTACACAAGCCATGATGACTGTATCCTTGTCAAGCAGCCCCTCCTCGATCATTTCGAGTAGTCGATTCGTCATGTCGCGTGGGTTACGTTTCATGATTTCTCTCCAAATAGCAAATCGGTTACTGTCGCCTCGATATTTTTAAATTCACGAGATACAACTACCATGCAACGCCTGCAATAATACGCCCGAAATGGTTCGCCGTCCAGGTTGGCAAAAATGCTTTCTGTGTCGCTTTGCAACGTCCTGTTACAATCACAACAAATAACGGTAAACGTCGGTTTTGGGTCTACATGTTCAAATCTCATATTCCTTCCTCCTTCTTGTCATTAATCCAGAATCCGCTACTACGTATTTCCGCTGGTAACAGGAACCGGCCAGTCGTGTTTTCATGTCCGTTGCTCCTCTGGGATACTGTTTAAAATCTCATGTTCGGCTAACTCACGCCAGTTAATGTTGTCTAACCCAGTTATGAGAAGGTATAGGAATAAACCATTATCAATTACTGGATTCATTTCTAAAACTACGTCCTTTATAATATCGGCTAACTTGTCGATAGCAGATTCTAATCGTTGCGCAGGGCCGGCCAAAGCTGGTGCCTGAGCCCATGCTTGCCGTGCTTCATCGATAAAATCCGTATACCAGATACTGATCAGCCATGTTTCGTAATTCGTCCAGCCGTTATATTTTTGGTTCATATTCGTTGCGCCCTTCTATCCAGTTCGCGCTTATAAGCCATTATTAATCCGCCAAAATGATGTTTGCTGCGAACGCTGGGTCACCTGAGATAATACGTAACCATGCTATCTAAGTCACGTTTAAGGTCACGTTGGTCCATTACCGCCAATTTTCGCCTAGTTATCAGGATTCGCATGTCGTTTGTCTCTCTCTTGCTGGACTAGAGCAAGCCAAGTATCGTTCGCTAAACGCCAAGCGGGATATGCTGGCAATGCTCGACCTGCTGGTAAGTAACGCATATCTCCGGCGTTTTTACCAAACGTAGAGTATAATTGTCTGGACCAAGCATCATCAGCTGCAAGCATATTAAGATATGCTATATGGATCATATTCTCTTCTCCTTCCAATACGTCAATTTTACCATATGTTCCAAGTTGGCTTTTACGTAGGTGTCTAGTGATATGTCGTTTCTCATCATCGGCCAACGTTTACACTGAGTCTGGTACCGATCTGTTAGATATTCCGTCATTTGAGTTTTGATCATGGTCATTGCTCCTTGCCCAATGCTTATGTAGGCGCTGTATCCATTGACGAAAGATTGTTTCACAACGTTGACAACGGCCATACGCGTTTGGTTTGCATTTCCTGAGACAGTATCGACAGCGACAGCGTATCACGACTGCGCTCCAACTTTGCCCCGTGCGTTAAAAAAGGGCGAGTTTTTATCCGGTTTATACTCTTCGTTGATTACAACATCGTGTTGATACATATTTCCGTGACTCGTGGCTTCTCGGTTTGCAACGTTTTTAGTCAACCCGCTCTTTTGCCACGAGTAGCACAGTTTGCAAAATACAGTATAGGTTCGTTTCATGTCCGTCGCTCCTCTTCACAAGCAGTGCAACGAATGATTCTATCTGGTTTTGTGCACTCGCAGTAATGCTCTATGTGGCATCGAACACATTTATGAATATGTTGTTTCGTCATGGTCGTTGCTCCTTCATCCGCTCATGGTCGTTTAACCTTCGCCTGCTCGGCATGATAATAACTGGGCTTCCACTCGATGGTTGAATACCCGGTGGTATCTGCCCATTGCATCACGCGGCGAATGAATGTTAGATACTGCTCAGATTTCTGTCGTTTGAAAGTTTTCATGCCATCTTTACCCCTGCAAAACTTAGCATCCATTTCTGTCATAGTCATGGTCGTTGCTCCTGCATCCGTTTTTGTAGCCGTGTAATCCTGGCTAGAATCGGTAGAACGCTGCAACGGAAGGCCAGAGCGCAAAGTCGTTCGAAGTCTAGTTCGGTCATCATGCCTGAAAGAGAAAGCAAACCGCATGCCAGCTTGTCCACCGCATATTCATTGAGGTTTTTTTCAACCCTGGCCAAGGCCAGTGCCAAAATTGACAAAATTGACATGTCAGCGCCAGGCACCAATGTCATATGTGCATAAAGTAGCCACGAAAAGTGCACACTGCGCAGGTTGTGCGCATGGCTGGAATCAAACGCTAGTTGACAAGGCGGAACGAATGGCGTATCATGCGCTTATATGGATGCTGCAAATCGCTGTGAGGCGTGCAACCGCAAGCTCGACGATGATGCCGACCAAGGTCGGTGCCCGCGCTGCTACGACCCAGATGGCGACGACTGCGCTCCGGTCGACGTGGTAATCAAGCGCCAACGCCGACGCTATGGGTTGGGGTGAGTGGGGTACCCCACCACAACATGTAGTGGTTGCACCCTTACACGAGGGCTGCGCAAGCGCAGGGCCCAACCACCCCGCCACCCCCTAGCAAGCTCCATGCCAGGGCGTTGGTACCCGATTGTCGCCCCTCTAGCAAACGCCGTGCCAGGGTCGGTGCCGGGCACCGAGGTCCGATGGGGGGGGGGCTGAAGCATGGGGCTGAAGGGGTTTGTGGCGCTGTAGGAGGTGCCCGGAAAATTTTTTAAAAATCTATAATAGGCTTCATAGGGCATTTATGACCGAAATCACATTTAAACAATTCATAAAACTCATGGAACGGCGTGGCATGGAAAGCAACGACCTTTGCCGGCAATTCCGTGGTAAGTTTGATGAACCCCGCGAATTCTTCAACCGAGTCTGGCAGGGACGCTATGCCGACGTGGTAATCCCTTATCGGTCGGTGGTTCAATTCTATACCAAGGAACTTAGGTTACAAACAATCCTGGACGAGCGGAAAAGGGGTAGACGAAGGTCCGAAATCATTGGGGATTTTCAAGGAACCTTCAGCCCACCGATAGGGTAGGGCCATATGATGGTCGAACTCTTTCAAACCTGTTCCGGCTCGGGTCAGGATACGCCTCACGAATTGAAGCGTTCTTTCCAAGACCCGGTAGACTGGGATGCTATCAAGCTGGCGTTGGCGGATCGGGACCCCCGTTGCGAACTACACCCGAAGCAAACCTATTGGGATTATGGAGAATGATTAAGTCAAAGCTATACCCTTGGCAGCCCTATCACACGTTCGACACCCGTGACGAGGCGATAGCCTACGCCTTGGAGGTCGAGGGCTATCGGCAGCTCTGGGCAGCGATCTTGTGGGCGGATGAAACCGGAGTTTTGTCGCCAAACTGAGAGGAAATACTGGTATGTTTTTCCGACAAGTCATAAACCTTACATTGGCTGTAAGTATTCTGTTTTCCAGCGGTTGTGTCACATTGGACGCTGAGATGATCCGGGCCTTGGCTGCGGACTCAGCTTCGTTTTGTGCCCGTTCTGGGATCAACGGTGGCGCCGGGGGTCTAGCAACTGGTGCAATAGGCGGCTACGGCCAGGCCGACTTCGCCTTCTGCCGATCCAACCACGACGGGGCCAAGGTTCGGCTGGAAGCCGATGGTAGCCTAAGCATCGAACATAAATAGCTTTTATGCGAGTCGTCATTGAAATCCAGAAAGAAGCGGTCCCCATCCTTCAACGAATGGCGAAAGAGGCAGGTATCGGCCTTCACGATATATGTGAAATTGGGATTTACAACCTCGTGGCGCTATTCCTTGCTGAGAATGCTGATCCGATCCCCATGGATACACCTCAACCTGTGGATATTACTGGCTAGCGGGCTGGCACTTGCTTTAGAACGCTGTTTGAGGTAGAATGAACAAATCATGAACGACAAACGAGCAGAGGGCGCCCGCCTAGCCGGCGAACTAGTCGCCGAGACGATGGAGTGGTTTGACGCCGACAACGCCAAGCCTATGGTGAATGAATGTGTGAAAATGTCAAGGAATCTCATCAAGTCGCTCCTGAGCGAGGACCTGAGCGAGGTGAAAGCGAAGGACAAGAGCCAGATGCTAGCCTACGTGGGCAAGACCCTGGACCAGGTGGCCCGGTTCATCCAGTTCAGTACCGGCGCGCCCGATCAACGTACGGAAGTGACCATCGCCACTCTATTGGCGAACTTGTCCGACGAGGAGATGGCAGTATTCGACAAGGCTCTAGCGAGAATCGAGGCTATTGGGGCCAAGTCGCAATCGGGCTTGCATTGGGCGGAGTTGCCGCCCATACACTGATTCGATGGCGACGAGACCTAGGCTTACCGATATGGGAACGACGGCGACCCAATGGCCATCCGCGTCTGGTTTGGTGGACCGACGACTCCATGTTACTGGCCTGGAAGCTCAAGATGGCACAGATTAGCCGGGCCAAACGATATGGACATAACGGGGCTAAGGAATGAGCGGGAGAAAATCCGATGCCAGAAAGACGCGCACTACTTTATTTTCTCGATCCTTACCACCAAAGACGAACATGATCTTCTCAATCCGCAAAAGCGGTTCCCCGACGAACAGTGCCTGCGCGCCACGCTCGACCTCTACCTCGTCAGTGCAAAGCTCCTCGCTCCAAAAGATGCTCACTATGCTCTCGATGCAGGAATCGGACTACCATTTCTGGACCACATCTATCGTAGTGGAATCATCTTTATCGAGAAATCCCGACATGTTATGGCAACCTGGCTTACCTGTGCCTACCTCCTATGGCGAGCACGTCGGTTCCCGCACCAGCTTATCATGGTGCAGTCCAAGCGCGAAGAGGACGTAGCAGCCTTAGTCTATGACAAGGAGCCAGATCAGGGACGCATTAGTTTTCTTGAGTGGAGCTTACCGGAGCATCTCCGACAGGCTCGCTTGCCAGGAGCAGGAAAGTACTGTCATTTGTACTTTCCCAATGGCTCCCACGTCTGGGGAATCCCTGAAGGTGGTCATATCATACGATCCCACAACCCAAGCGTTGTATTTGGCGATGAAGCCGCTTTCCAGCCCGAATTCGGTAAAGCCTACACCGCTGCTCTCCCCGCTATTACTCATGGAGGACAATTTATCGTGGTGAGCAGCGCGGAGCCGAGCGAATTTCAACAGCTTGTGGAGGCGGAGGTTTAAAGACGTGAAGCTTAAAGCATATTACATCGTCGCCGACGCCATCGAACGAGGGGTTGGCTTTGGTTATCGTCGATCCCGGAAACACAGTGATGAACCGCAAGAAGATTACGTCGTCGAGACTATTACGAACGAGGTACTCGGCGCACTATCTGAAATTATCAATTGGGATGACGAACCTAATAAGGCTGAAGAGCTTTTCTTCCATGACGAGGGCTAACCACGCTACTCTATGGAGCTACCCTTGGTATCGGCAGCGTGTCAGGGCTAAGGCGAAAGCCATTGGTTCAGACGGCTGTACCGGGGTACCAGAGTTCTTTCGCGATGGTTGCCTTGAACACGACATCGCCTACCGAACACATAGAGACTTATTGAACAATCCGATCACGAAGGCTGAAGCCGACTTGCGTTTAAAGTGGTATATCCAGATGCACTCGGTTTTCGGGCGATTTTCACCGATGGCGTGGTGGCGCTGGCGAGCAGTCAAACATTTTGCCGATAAAGCCTGGGATAAATGATTCCCGGCTATTCGAGTCGTATTACTAGCGGTGGCATCGGCGTGATTCGGTATCATTACTCCGCCGACTCCAACAAGAGACCTGGCACCGTAAAAGGGGACGCCTGGGTTGCCGAGGAAGCCCGCGCCTATCCGATGGGACTGGATGACCCCCGCTGGAAGAAGGAGATGGAAATCCAGTATGGGGCGCTGGGCGGTCAGCACCTTTTCCCCAAGTGGGAGCAATGGAAAAACGGCATGGGCGGCGCCCAGATCGTCGTACCAACCTATGAAGCAAGGGGAACGAAGCTATATGGAAGCTATGACCATGGCAGCTTTAACCCGGCATCTTTCCATGTTCATTCGGTTGATGGAGACGGTGTTATCACCACGGTCTGGGAATTCTACGGCGCAAATGTACCAGCTCATCAAATTTCGAGCATCATTAAAGGCCGCGTCGGATTCGATCAGAACGGCAAACCGTATGCTGGTTCTCCCTACCCATACGAGTCATTAGCCTACATCGTCGCCGACCCATCGATCTGGAACGAAGACAAACCTCAATTCGCAGGTCCAAACAAGTCTACGGCGGGCATCTTTCGTGAAATGGGTGTCCATATGATAGCCGGCGAACGCGGGGGTGATATCACCGTAGCAAATTGGCTTCACGGTTGGTACTGGAAAGACCCAGGGCACCCCCGCTATCGCATCTGCGACAACTGCCCTAAGCTTATTTGGGAGATCGGGCAACAGCGGCGCAAAGAGTTCAGTGCAGCCGTGGCTATGAACCGGAGTCAGCCCGAAGAACTCGTAGACAAGGACAACCATGCCTGGGATGATCTCAAATACCTACTCAAGAAACATCCGCCTCCGGCTACGTTTACGAAACCTGAGACGAAGCCGAATACGTTTGCTTGGTGGAAGAAGCAGCACGCCGGTGAAGGTACCGGGGAAGACAACCGCATGAAACACACGTTTCGCATAGGCGTAGGGAGCTAGATGGCTGACGGCGCAACATACGACGACGAGAAACCGGCTACCGGCGATCAGTCTACGAATGAGACTCTTCGACCCTGGTTCTCACGCATCGAGAAGGCGCGTAAGCTTCGCAAGGATTGGGAACGCGAGTATGAAGTCAAGCGTTGCGAAGAATTCTTCCTTGGTAAGCAATGGAAACAGAAGGGACCGCGAGTCCTTAATCATTTCTTAGCTACGGTCAAGGTTACGCAGACCAATTTGCTCTTCGAAAACCCTAAGGCTCTGGTGCGCCCTAAGCCCGGTCGAGAGATTACGTCTGCTCGAAAAGCGACGCTGGCCGAAGAAGTCCTCTCCACCATCATGGGACAGGATGACAATTTTCAAGAGGCGGCTTCGCTAGCCCTGCTCCAAGCCTTTTTCCGCATTGGCGTTCTTAAGGCCATCTACGACCCTAAGATGGAGCCAAACCCCAACGCGGAGCGCGAAGTCATCCAAAAGGATTCAGACGGCAATCCGATCATGGACGAGGCGGGTCAGCCTCAGCCGATGGTGGACCCTGCAACGGGCCAGCCGATCATCGAACCACAGTTCGTCATCTCCGACGATACGTATCGCTGGGAGTGGGTGGACGCCAAGTGCATGCTTCTGCCGGATTCCGGCCCCTACATGCGTAAATGGGCATGGATTGGCGAAGAAGTGACGGTTCCCATGGACGAGGCTAAGGCGGATGAACGGTTCCCTGCTGATTTACGGATGCAGTTCAAGTCGAACGTCAAGGAGGATAAACGCTATGGCGAAAGCAGCCATCAAAAGGCGCCAGACTCCGACGACGACGAATATTGCCAGCTCTTCCGTTACGTCGAAATCTACGACGTTCGTAAAAAACGCTGGCTTTGCTTGGCCGAAGACCAGGATTTTGATGAAGCACTCATCGATGACGCACTGCCAGAAGGAGTCGAGGATCACCCATTTGCCATTCTACCAGGATGGACGCCGATCATCGGCCCTGACCCTAATCCTTGGCCCTTACCTCACGTGTATCCGTGGCTAGACGTTCAAGAAGAGTACAACATCCGTCGTGAGCAGGAGATGCAGGGAGCCAAGCGGTCAGCCCGTAAAATCCTCTACACGGAAGGCACGTTTTCTGGCGATTTCGAGGAAGCCCTGAAGCTCTTACAAAGCAGCCGCGACATGGAAGGCGTCAAAATCTCCGACATGACGCAAATGCCACAGATTCTAGCCGAGCCGTCGATCAACGGAGATATTTGGCGTGATACGACGGCCCTGCTAAACGATTATCGGGTCATCACCGGACAGACCGGAGCAAAGCTCTCTGGCTCCTCAGACGCCAACACGGCTACGGAGGCTCAGTTCATAGAGCGTGCCTCCACGCTCCGCGATGCAGAGCTTCAGAAGGCCGTATACAAATGGCTGCGTATAGCACTGCGCAAAATGCTTCAGTTAGTAAAGGCTACGCTTACTAACCGCATGTTTGTGAAGCTTAGAGGCATGAACGAACAGGAAATGGCGCAGATGCTTATGTCCGTTTACGGTATCCAGCCGGAAATGGTTGTCGCGTTCCCTGGCCTACAAGAACATCTCGTCCAGACGTTCGGCAACGAGAAAATGGAGCCGGTAAGTCGTGAAGACCTGACATTCGAGGCGGACGTAGATATCGTGCCCGGCTCAACGCGACCCCGAAGCCTACCTCAGGAGAAATCGCAGTTTCTCGAATTCCTTCAAATCATCGCACAGGCGCCCCAACTCCTAATGTCCAGGGCTTTGCTGGAAGAGTTAGCCCGCAAGTACGAGTTCTTGAATCCAGCCATCGTCAACGAGCTTCAAATGTTAGCCCAGATGATGATGCAAGTGAACGCGAATCAAGCTGGGCGCTCGCAGGGCGGTCAGAACACGTCCAAGGAGAATACGCAGGGCCAGGGCAACGACGAAGCTGCGCAGACCCAAGCGCAGGCGGCTAGGGGGATAGGTTAATGTGCCCTGAATGTGGCTTCGAGCATAAAGCATGGCTCGCTTGCTATTCAGCAGCCAAGCAACGCTGGGAAAAAGAGCACGGATTTCACTTTTATCGCTGTCATGGTGAAGATATGCCCATAAGTGCACCGTATCCATGTAAACAATGTAGAGAAAAATGGTATGATGTTGTATGAATGGCAGTGCGACTGTGGTTATCGCGAATCCGTCTGGGCTTCCATCGCCGATCGCGACGGCTTCAAACCTGAACACGACTGTGGCGGGACCATGCGGCGTCTCATGGGCGGTACTGGCCTTCTATACTTCGAAGAAGGGCGAGCAAGAGTTCATGCCAGCCTCAGCGATAAGCCCATCACGTCTCTTGCTCAACATAAACGACTAATGCGTCAACGGGGCGTAGTCGAGATGGGCGACTGTGTACCGCGCACGGTACGTGATAATCCTCAGTCTCTAGGAATGCAACGGCGTTTGGAAAAGGATCCTAAAGGAAGGTGGGTGTAATTTGAGCTTACAAGGATGGGTAGACCTACATTGCGAATGTGGCAACAAACATTTTCAGCAGGCATTTCAGCTAGCCTGGCATGAGCAGAATGGTACGACCAGCAAGGCGGACGGCTGGACCTGTACGGGGTGTGGTAAGCGAAGCGATAACTCACGCATGATTCGCGGAGTTAAGGAACGTAACCTTCAGCGCAAGATCGACGAGCTGCGGGCAGAGGCGGATCAGCTGTGAGCCTGCCGCCAGCCGAAGAGCGTAAGCTCCAACGAGCGCAGCTAGACCGTCTCGACTATATCGCCCTGTTGCTAGAGTGGATCGCCTACAAGGTCAGCCCTGGCAACCTAGACTTCGAGCCGTTTCAGGCGATTCTAAGAGACAAACACGTCAACCGTTTTCACATACCCGACGAGGCCGCATGACTAGCCGTGGATGACGACGACCTGATCGTCGCAACCCGCTGGCTACGTATTCGCTGGAACAACGTCGTTGCGTTTGGCGTCGGTTTCGACCCCTCAGCCCTAATATTCGGAATCTACATAGGCCCTATCAGCATTTACCTAGGTGATAGCGCAGAAAACTAAGGAAGACGACCTTTTGGCCCCGCGAGTTTTTGTGGTTTCCAGAGACTTTTGGCGCACCAGATTCTTCCACCGTGAGATTGACCAAAGATACGCAAAGTAGTGGTTTTCCCATCGGTCGATACTAACTCACCGACTATGGATTTACGGATCAAATATCCATACCCTCTGGGTAGAAATAAGTCTTTTGCAGGCCAAGTAATACAAACAGAATCCATAATCTAGGTTCTAGCATGGAACGTTCTTAAACACAAGAACGTCGCCTGGTAGTACCTGGCATCGGCGATCGTCGTCGAACAGAACTCCAAGGAGATACACGGACACATGGACGAAAATGACGTTATCGCGGAACAGGAAACAGCCTCAAGCGTTGAAACCGATCCCAGTCAAGCGGACTCGTCCGCAGACCAAGGGGGATTCGATCAGGACGCTCAAGAGACCACGATCCCGACGCCGCAACAAGCCCAGCAGGACTCGTTCCTAGCGGGAGCCACCCTAGACCCGACAAAGTTACCCCCCGAAATTCAGCCCATCTTTAAAAAGATGCAGGGCGCGTACACTAAGAAGATGCAGGAAGCTGCACGGTGGCGCGAACAGGCTGACATCGTGGATAGGTTCAACAACGATAGGGACTTTGGCTTCCAGACAGTGGCGCAGTGGGCGGCGCGCAATGGATTTTCTTTAGCCCCGGTTGGCGCAGGCCAAAACCAACAGCCGAGGGCGCAGCAAGGGTATCAGAGGCCGGGAGCACCCGACCCAAACATCGTAGAGGCGATCAAGGCAAACCTACCCCCCGAACTACAGTGGATGGCTGAGGCGCAGGCCCCGGCGATCCAACAGGCGGTCCAGCAAATGTTGGCGCCCCTAGCCCAGCAGCTCACACAGAGTCAGCAGTCCGCGACGCGCCAAGTCATGGAGCGTGAGTGGGACGACCTGGCAAGCCAGCTAAGCGACGTGGCGCCGGGCTGGGAAGAGCATGAAGGGGAAATGTCGGAGCTTTTGGGATTCCTCCAAGGAAGCACCATGAAGCATCCTAAGTATGGATCCAAGCACCAGCTCCTCTACAATCTCGTCACGGGAAACGCGGCAGCCACGGCGCAAGTAACGCGCCGAATGCAGCAGGCGGCGACGAATCGCCCGTCTAGCGGCATGACAACGGGCCGCACCACGTCAAACCTGGCGGATCGGATTCGTAGTGCCAAGTCAAGCACGGATG